CCTAAGCTTTTTGGTATACTATGTATATAATGAAAAATCAAGGAGACAATATGAAACTTTCAGAACTAGTAAACGAGGTTAACCAAGAGCAAGAACTCTTACAACTTTGTGATAAACTGTGTGACGATTTATTAATCGAACATTTAAAACAATACCCAACCCTTACGGATTACTCTTATTCATATAAAGTGTCTAGGAAGTATATCAAGATTATCACAAACAGTGGTAGCCAACAATCAGTTTGGGGTTTCATTAATAAGTCAGAATGGACTAATAAGAAAGGTACTACCTTTTTGTGTGGTGACATTCTAATGTCTGCTGGATGGGCAACTCCTGCTCTGAACTCTCCAAGAGGAAACCTCTTCATGGAAGGTGGATATCAAATTACTGGAATGAGAAAATACGGGCCCGATTATCTAATATGAAATATTCAAAAAAAAGTGTAACCCCAAAACATACCACGGATTGGTATGTTAAGTGGTTGGCATGTGTATTCGTTCTTGCAGCGATGTCTCTAAGAGGTATCGATGGCATGGCACATTATGACTTAGGTCTTTCCATGGTTGGAATTGCACTTTGGTTATGGGTATCATTCTTATGGAACGATAGGGCATTGATATTACTTAATGCAGTAGGTCTACTATTTTTAATTAAGAATGCCTTGACAATGGCCCTGGCTTTTTGATATACTATGTATATAATGAAAAATAACAAGGAACAAATTATGAGAAACCAATATGTAATCACCACCCAAAATGTCGAAGAGTACGGCACTAACTTTCACAAGTTCAAGGGGGGTTCTGATTATGTCATCGGTTTCGATGTGGAGACCCTCGTGTACGAGGAGAACGCATATGGTGAGGGTGAACACTCTTACTACCATTCACCTAGTTTGACTGAGGCTAGTGCAGCTGCATTGGTCATGAAACATGTCAACAGGTACAATGGCCTGAGTGGGTCATTCGACTACATCACTTCAATCGAAGTGGTTGATAGTCCTTTCGATACACCCGACCATGCTACATGGCAGGGTGATGTAACAGAATTAATAAGTGAGGTAAATTCAATATGATAATTAAAGAATATGAAGTAGATGATGTAGGTGTTGGTGGCACCTCTCTCAAAGGATACTTAACAACCACCTATGACACCCTTGTAGGTCTTTTAGGAAAACCGACTTACATGGATGCAGACCCATATGCAAAAGTTAATTGTGAATGGTGTCTAACTGTGAAGTACTTCGAAGACGAAGGTATGGAAGAGTATGACTATGACTATGAGACAGTCACAATTTATAACTGGAAGGACGGACATGTCCCTCTTAACGAGTGTTCATGGCACGTAGGTGGAAAATCCTACAATGCTACGGAACTCGCGCAAATGATTGTAGATGGTGGTATCAAAGCCGAATACAATGCAAATTCATAGGAGATTAAAATGAGTTTAGATTACGAAAATGCAAAACTAATTGCACACTGCACAGGCGGTAAATTATCAGCTGACGAGGTTATGAACCTTGCTGAGTATGGTACAACTAATGCAAACGACATGAACCCTAATCAAGGTGAATTGGATTTCGATGAGAACATATGTGTCTGTGGAGAAGAGGGTTGTGAAGATGAATATGCCCATACAACGAGTGGTTACTAATATGGATATTGGTTTAACATTAGTTGTGGGGTTTATGTGTGTAATGTGCTTAGCAGTTGCTAAGATTCTTATGGAAGATGATGATGATTATAGAAACTAAAGAATATGCCAATGGTGTACAGGTTGTACACGAATTTCCTAACGGTTATGGTGCAAGTGTAATCAGACACGACTTCTCATATGGCGGTAAAGACGGTTTATGGGAAATGGCAGTTCTCAAAGAAGGAGATTTGTGTTATAATACACATATAACAAATGATGTTATAGGTTATTTATCAGATGCAGACGTAAAAAGCACTCTGAAGGAGATAGAACAATTATGAGTAATTATCATTTAAACCAAAATCAGTTAAGTAGGGCCGATTTGCCTTTTGAACCAGCTGAGTGGTTTCCCGAATTAGATGAATTGCAAGAAAGTGGCGAAATCAACATGTTTGGAGCTCCCGAATGGTTGAGAATAAACTATGGGTTCAACAAAGAGCAATCTTTTGCCATTGTGAATGCATGGATGGAGTACAAATCATGAAAATACCAAATTCTGAATCTAAATGGTTCATCCCTATGCATATGGCCTTGATGACTATGACCCTTATTGGCGTTATTTTCGTTCAGAAGGCTTTTGCATCCGACCCAAACGGTGATATCTATTGCATGGCAAAAAATATTTACTTCGAGGCGGGAAATCAGCCTCTTGCAGGAAAAATAGCGGTGGCACAGGTTGTTCAAAATCGTGTTTCGAGTCTTGACTACCCCGATGACATTTGTGGAGTGGTTTATCAGGCCCAATGGAAGACAAATTGGAACGGTACGTATGTACCAGTTAGAAACAAGTGTCAATTTTCGTGGTTTTGTGATGGAAAGTCAGATGTACCCGAAGATAGTGCAACTTGGGAGTTATCTCTTGACACTGCAAGACAAGTTATATGGGAAAAGTACGGTGACATCACAGAAGGTGCCACACATTACCATAATGACCAAGTTAACCCTTATTGGGCAGACTCATTAAACGAAACAGTAATTATTAATAATCATAAATTTTATAAATGACAGAAAATTCTAAAAGATGGCAAGACTCATCCACTGGTTGGGTTGACACTATGACAGAATCAAAAGAAAACAAAGAGGAATACACAAAGTATTTGTCAACAACAAAAAATCCAGTCCCTTATAGAGATTGGTTAAGAGAGATTAAAGAATGAACATATTTTACTTGCATGAAGAACCCGAAATCGCTGCAGAACTACATTGTGACAAACATGTATGTAAAATGATTATAGAATATGCTCAGCTCTTATCAACTGCACATAGAATGTTAGATGGTAAACATTATATCGACGATTCTAGTGGACGTAGAATTCAAAGATGGAGACTTGAAGGTGAAATGGACAACTTATACAAGGCTTCACATGTCAATCACCCATCTAATATATGGGTTCGTGAGAACGCAGTTCACTATCAATTCGTATATGACCTATTTGCAGCTTTATGTAAGGAATACACCTATCGTTATGCCAGGGCCCATTTAACAGAGACAAAACTACTAGATTTACTAAACCAGTTACCAAACAATATTGACCTTTGTGCATGGAGAGAACCACCTCAGTGTATGCCAGATGATGTCAAAATGGTTTCGAGTATAGATGGTTACCATAAATACTATAACAAATATAAAAAAGATTTTGCAGTATGGACTGCAAGACCGACACCCGAGTTTATGAATGCCTCTATATGATTTTTTAAATAATGAAACTGGTGAAGTAGAAGAGCATAATATGTCTTATACAAAACTTGACCAATTCAAAGCAGATAACCCACACCTCAAACAACAGATTCTTGCAGCTCCTATGACCGTAGGTGGTCATGGTGACAGAGTTAAAGTTGATGGTGGATTCAGTGACGTGCTTCAGAAGATTGCTTCTACTAATATCGATTCACCTATGGGTGAAAGATATCACAGGAAGGATACTAAAGAAGTGAAGACGCGAGAGATTGTCAAGAAGCATCTTGACCTACAAGGTAAATAAGAGTATAATAAACTATGAGTGAATTATTAGAACTATGGGAATTAGAACACCTAGACTTAAAGACCGTTCAAAAAGACGGTAAAAGATTTTATACGGATGGTACTGAATCATTTCATTACCCAAGTGTAACAACGGTTGTTGGTTTACTCAATAGAGAACATATCAAATTGTGGAGAGAACGAGTTGGTGAAGAAGAAGCAAATCGAATCTCAACTGGTGCAGCCAAACGTGGTACATCATTCCACCAAGTCGTAGAGGATTACTTGAGACAAGAAAAAGAAGTAGTCTTTCAAGACCTTATAGAAGAAAACAGATTCAGAGGAGTTCAGCCAGTACTAGATGAAATAGTACCAATCTGTTTAGAGGCACCTATGTTAAGTAACAAGTTGCAAATGGCTGGACGTGTAGATTGCATTGGAGTATTCGAAGATGCTTTATCTATAATAGATTTTAAGACCTCTTCTTCCTTTAAAGAAGAGTATATGGCAAAACCTTGGTTCCTACAAATGACTGCATATGCAATCATGGTAGAAGAACTAACAGGAACACCCATAGAAGAAATTACTGCAATAGTAAGTCTTGAAAATGGTAACTTTCAAATATTTTCTGCAGACCCTTGTGATTATGTAGATGAGTTATTTAAGTTAAGAGAACAATATTCGAACTTACATGGAGTATAAACGTGATTAGTAAAAAAGAATTTACAGAACAAGTTGAAAGATTATTGATAGGTGGTAAAACGGATGTTATGGGAGCAATCATAAAAGTTTGTGATGATAACAAAGTAGAACCCGAATCAGCAAAGAGGTTAATATCCCAACCTCTCAAAGAAAAGCTAGAAGCGGAAGCAACTGGTTTGAAAATGATAAACAGGGGTTCATCAGCACAAGGAACCATCACAGGTTTCTTTAACAAGTAGGTAATTATGAAAAAAGGTGATATCGTCACGGTAGTGGCAATTAGTGGAGAGTATGTTGGAACATTTGACAATCAGTTAGATACAACCATTACATTAACTCAACCAAAAATGATAGTATCCAATCCCGAAGGTGGAATGGGTTTTGCTAGAGGTGTGGCTGTAACTGGAGACGAAAATCCAACAGTCATCACATTTAATAATTATGTTTTTGCAACCGAATCTAATGAAGGCGTTCAAAATGCATATCTTATTGCAACAGGACAAAAAGAAGCTCCAAGAGTTGAAGTCCCAGCAGAGAAGAAGATTATTACTTAATGACTTCTAGAGAAGGCTATGATGCATACACGTTATACCTTGGGATAAAGTTACATTTTCATTCCAAGGATTATGACTTCGTTAAGTATAACGGAAAAGTGAAGTCAGACATCAAGTCATTTCTTAAACGTAAAGATAAATACCATTTTGGTAAACTGTACCGAACATACAAACAAGAATTACAAGATTTCTACATTGCAAATCTATCATACAAAGATTTCTGGGCGGGTGACCTTCTAGACAAAGAGTGTGATAAGAGATACAGAGAATGGAAGAAGAGAAATCAGAAGCTTGGTTACATGTTCGAAACAGAGGTTAGTGATTTGATACGAAAGTTCAAAATACAAACACAACTTAAAGTAGTCGACGGTCAACACCCTAGATTGCTTAAAGCTTACATGAGTAAGGATGTAAGTTTAGAAACCATTTGCATCATGGATGAGATAATTGGTTTCACGAAGGATTGGGAAACACTCATATCAGAACGAGTAGTATATCCCGACTTACACATTAAGATAAACAAGTATAAGGCATTTATAACATATGACCATCAAAAATACAAGAACAAATTGTTAGAATTATGTCAGAAGTAACTATATTAGGAAACGGGCCCTCGAGAGAGGGGTTTGATATCTTAGGTTGCAACCACGAAGTGTGGGGTTGTAATGCAATCTATAGAGACACTAGTGCATGTGATATAGTGTTTGCAGTAGACATTGTCATGCAAGCAGAGATAGTCGAATCAGATTACTACAGAGGTAATCTAGTTGCATTTGCAGACATTGACCCATTACCGATTGAAATGTTGGAATTGATGAAGCCGGGCTTTGAATATTCACACGAAGTAATCGTTACAACTAAACCCGACGATACACACTTCATCATACAAGGTGATGGAGAAACTACAGATTTTTTGGGTCTAATACGACCCGAATTAATTGTCACTTATAATGACCCACTGTTGAGAAACCTGTTTACAGGGATGTCTGCATTAGGTTATGCGATGTTACACAATTACACAACTATTAATATGGTTGGTTTTGATGCATTGGAAGGTGACAGTGCTGGAAATATTTATGCTGGTAGTGAGAACTATACACATAAATACAATGCAGACTCTAAAGTGCTTAACGCACAAAGGAGTCAGTTCATTGCACTCTTAAAGGAGTTCAATGATTGTTCAGTATATTTCAAAAACCCTCTAGACAAAGAAGGTGCAATACGATATAATGAACTACCTTATTATGAAATAAGTGAAGAATGGATTTTAGGTCAAGGCCTGAAGTCCGAAATATAAAATTGTAATAAAATGCGATATAATTGTAATAAAATAGGAGAATACAATGTCAAGTAGTTTAGATAAACTAAGAGCTGCAATGGAATCAGCTTCCCCAACAGGCGGAGAAAAAAAATCCTTTAATGACGATACTATGTGGAAACCCGAACTCGATAAGAGTGGTAACGGTTACGCTGTAGTTCGTTTCTTACCAACCCCCGAGGGTGAAGAGATGCCATGGGTATCATACTTCGACCACGGTTTCCAAGGGCCAGGTGGATGGTATATTGAGAAGTCTTTAACGACTCTTAATAAACAAGACCCTGTCTCTGAATACAATACCCAGTTATGGAATACAGGTGTTGAGGCAAACAAAGACCAAGCACGTAAACAGAAAAGACGTTTACATTATGTGTCTAACATCCTTGTTATATCAGACCCTAAAAATCCTGCTAACGAAGGTCAAGTATTCAAATATAGATATGGTAAAAAAATCTTTGAAGCACTCAAGGAAGCAATCTCACCAGCATTTGAAGATGAGAAAGCAATCAATCCTTTTGACCTCAGAGACGAAGGTGCTAATTTCAAAATCAAAATCCGTAAGGTTGATGGTTACTGGAATTATGACAAATCTGAATTTGATTCAGTTGCACCTTTATTTGATGATGAGCAAAAGCTTGTAGATGTGGTAAACAACCTACATAGCTTAAGTGGAATTATTGCACCTAGTGAGTTTAAATCTTACGAAGAGTTAAAAGAGAAACTCGATAGAGTTCTCGGATTAACAGGTGCGGTAACTAACTCTACAGCTGAGTCAGTTGCAGATGATATGGAAGAACTTCCATGGTCAGATGTTAACACGTCTCCAGTTGCAGAAGAACCTGTAGTTGCATCAGCAGAGTCAGCACCCCAAGTGGAAGAAGACGATGCGATGGACTACTTTAAGAAACTTGCTGCTGATAGTTAGTAGTTAGATTTCTTACAATGGGGCAGTCGTGTTTATTCAAAATGTGTCCTTGAAAATAAGACGACTGCATCACTGAGACCGTGGAAAATGATTGGGGGTACTCAGTAAGGGAAAGGTCAATAGCATATAGCGGATTGGTCGGTGAAGAACGGGTTGCTGTAAGGCGTGGGGTGACTTCACATCTATTAGAGAAAAATTATGCCTAGTGTAACACCAAAAATAAATCCAAAGAATCGGAACGTAGAAGGGTTCGACCAACTACTTCGCAGATTTAAAAAGGATTGTGAGAAAGCAGGTATAGTTCAAGAATGTCGTGATAGAAAGTATCACATCAAACCTAATACAATTAAGAACCAAAGAAATCAAGACTTAAAGAGACGTAAGAAGTTAGATGCAAAAAGAGCATCAATGGGTAGACGTGGATTCAGAGGGCCGTTAGGTTGATAAGATGGCAAATCAATGGCACGGTGGCAAAGGTTCTAAACGTAGAAACTCTAACGAGAAGTTATACTCAGACAACTGGGATAATATCTTTGGTAAAAAAACTGAAGTAAAAGTTAGAAAGGTTACACCTTCACATGGACTTACTCAAGTCCAAAAAGATAAAACAAAATATAACAGAAAGGCAATGACTAAAGCAGAAATGCTTAAGGGCCCTCTAATCTAACAGTAGTTGGGAAGTTCTTCCGATTGTAGGGTCAGTTGGTCTAGGGTTGGGTGAAGATGAGATTGCATTATGAGTCACATTGTTAGTAGAATTGCTTATACCAACTCCAGTGGTATTACTTCCTTGACCACCACCGTTCATTGCAGCTTTGGTTGCTTCTCTTTGTTGCTTTAACTCATCACCAGTCATAGGAGTACCTTCAAGACCTAGATTCCTTGAATCAAGTTCTGCCTTAACTAGTGCCATGTCTTCTTCAGTTAAATCATTGTGTGAAACAATGGCCATTAAGTCTTTAGTTGGAGCGCCAGATATCATAGATGCATCTACAGTAGATTTACCTACTCTATTTTTATCGTAGAGACCACTCTCTTCTGCAGAACCAGTATCAGCCATTATACCTTTTGCCCAATCGGGTAATAGTGAATTAACAAATCCTGCTATACCATCGAAGATTGCTCTAAATGGTGCTAAGAATAAATCAAAGACTCCACCTATTATCTTCATTAGACCATCAAAAATACCACCAAAATCACCACTGAATGCAGCGCTAAACATATCGATGAATCCACCGAAGATGTTTGTTATGGCTCCCCATATATTGCTGAAGACATCCATAATAACATTGACTATACCACTAATGGTATCAAATACAAAACCAAATACTGTAGATAAAGTCTCACCTATGATAGGGAACTTATTAAATACTGCAACTACAGCTCCAACGAGTAAAGCAACTCCAACTGCAATTAATAATCCCATTGCAATGAATGGTAAGGCTGCTACAATCATTGAACCCACAAACATAGTGGTTGCAACAACGAATCCTAATACAGCAGGAACAAACTTTAATGCAGATTTAACAAATGACCATGAAGATGCTAAGAAAGACATCACCCCAGCTTTCATATTTTCTCCACTACTGAAGAACTGGCCAACTGATTTTCCAAATCCAATAACCGTATTGCCTACCTTATTAACACTCTCACCATAGAAATTTAATGCATCTCCAAATCCACCAGTAATTTTACCAAACATAGAACCTTCACCAAACACTAAGCCTCTAAAGTTTTCAGCATGACCTTTCATCTGTGAGAAATTTTCTTCCATCATCTCACCAGCTTCTGCTTGTTTGTCTGTATCACCAAACGAAAATGAACTTCTAAGAGAATTTTTAATTCCATTTAACATATCAGATATTGCACCAGCTGCTTCTATTGGAACAGAATCACTTTTGTATGTAGATAGGAACTCAGCTGATTTATCTTGGGGTGATTTCTCCATGCCCGGCAATGTTTCTTGGAGAGGTCTTCGTTCTACACTTTCAGTAGGTGTTACATTTGCAACAATGTTTGCTCCTTTAGCAAATGTCTTGGTTGCAACATCAAATTGCTTTTTGATGTTTTGTGGACTTACTGTATCAAGGACACCACCGATTCCATCTTTGATGCCTTTAAAGAAACTGCCTGCTTTCTTACCTAATGGGGTTGCAAAATCAACAACCGATGATTCAATAATATCTTCTGATGATGTAGCTGCATATGCAGAACTAACATCTTTAACAGGGCCAACAAAATCTTCACCCATGCCAGCGATACCACTAGGTACTGTACCTGGCGCTCCCCCTGTTCTAGTAATTTTTATTTTTCTATCAAAGACTTTTAAGTGGTCTGTTAATAGTACAACAGTCTCACCTAGACTTCCTAAGAAACTTATTAAACCAACACCTAAACTAACAATCCCTTTAAAGAAATTAGTTAGTTTACTAGACTTACCACTTAAGTCTATCAAACCAAATGTCAAACCTTCAATACCTTTAACCATATCATCAATGCCAGAAGACATTCCGTCTATACCAGTATTCATACTACCTTGAGATTTAAGGTTTTCGATGTGGTCTTTCTCTAAGTCGTTACCTTCACTTAATGATTTTTTAAACTTATCAAAATCGTCAACCAATTCTTTAGTTGCATCATTTCTTCTATTGTCTAGTTTGTATAATTCTATGTCTCGTTGAGTTTGATTATTTGCGTGTTTTTGCATAATCTTCTCACGAGACTTATCGAATTTTTCTTGTTGTGCTTCGACCTTTCCTTGATGTGTTTCTTGCCTACGAGCGAGTCTTTCTTGAGACTCTTTCATTCTTTCGTTTGCTTTAATTATTTCAGCAGACTGCTTGAAAGCAAGACCAGTTGTTACCCTGTTCAAGCTTCCAATTAAACCTTCTGTAAAATTCTTTATATCTGCGTTGGTCTCAGCCATTTATGTTTTCCTAATTAGGGTTTGTATCTGCGTGTTCTTTCGCTGCACTTGAAGTGTATAGACCAAACCAAGCTGCACCAGCACCAACCAATACGGAAATCAATCCCGATTGTTCTAGTGTTGGGTCTGTTAAGTCCATAAACCAAAAAGTCGCATAATATAATAGGTACATGTAAATACCTAGGAATGCACGAGGTATAATTCTCCATGCATCAATTGTCTTAGCTGCAAATATCCATTTCTGCCAAGGGTTCTTTCTATCTTCTTGAGTTAGTTCAAAGATTTCCTGTTTCAAATCACCGATTTCAGAAACCATACTCATAAACTTTTTCAAGTCAATTTCTACTTCGTTACGACTCATGTCGCCTTGAAATTTTTCCATGTCGCTCATTTTTGTATCCTCTAGTTTAAATTAAACGTTATCTTCTCATTTTGGCTTGTTCTGCCTTCTGACGTTCTTTTTCTTCTTCTAGATGTTGCATGAGCAATTTAATATAGATTTCCCTTTCCCAAGGTATCATTGAATCTAATTCGTCTAACGAGTATTTGTGGTGTTGCATTAGTTGAAAGTTGGTGCTATAAAAATTAAACACCGACTCATGAGAAAGGGTTATTAAAAAAAACTTTGTAGTCCTTCTAATACTCTCTCATTCAACTTACCACAAGTGTTACACTTGTATTCAATCTTACCTTGAAGTTTGGGCATACCGTTAAAGAATGCACTCAACTTCTCAATCTGTGGAAAGGTTAAACTTTCTACAAACTCTGATTTATCGTCAGCTGACATATCAGCCTCATCGTAGACATTCTCTGCATCAAAAATTTGTGTGATTGATGCCTTAAGAACTTCTATCGATTGTTGGTCTTCAGAAGCAGTAGTAATTTGTTCCATATCTTTAACCTTTGGATATCTTAATATAATACCAACGTCATCTGATATCATTATCTTAGGGTCACCACCAGTATCTTCTGTTACTGTTAGGTCATCTAAGTTAACTACTGTTTCACCAGTTCCATTACAGTCAGTTGACATGCAAGCCAACTTTAATGGAATCGTTTCACCTACTGATACTGCTCTGATTTTACAGAACAAGTACTCTAGGTCAAACATAGTCAATTCATTTGCATTGACTTTCTCAAACGTCACATTATTAATCAAATCCTTAACTGCACTAAGTGTAGTTTTCGGGTCTTCACTTTCTTGTGCAATGACAAGAATCTTTTGTTCCTTTACTAGGAACGGTCTGAATTTTACTTCAGTACCAGTTGATGGCAATTCACATGTATATGTGGGGGTTGCTTGAATTGGTAAGGCCATAATTATACTCCATAATTAATTAACCACCACCCAGTAACTTTCCTATTCCTAGGTTTTTGTACTTAGTGGCAGCGGTGTCAAGTGATGATAACTTATTAAGGTAACCACCAACTTTATCGTTAAATCTACTTCCGACTTTTAATGCGTCTAAAGTAGAATCTAAAATCTTTCTTCCAGTATTTAGTGCAGAAGCTTCGGGAAGTTTTGGTTGCTTTGCTAGCATACCATCATATATCTCAGTGTAATTTCTATTTGGCTTCCTATCTTCTACCATGTATTCTGTATCGTAATGTCTGTATTGGAATGACATACTAATTTCTAGTATACCACTTGAGTCTGCACCAAAACTTTGAGTATCGAATGATGATGGATATACGTCATAGTAACAATATTTTAAAGACTTAGTTTCGTCCTTTCTCAGTGCATACACTTCAAGTTGTCCGATGTATTCATCAAGATATTTCATGACTGGTATTTGTGCAGAACCTTGAGTTCCACCAGCACCACCTGTGTATGGTGCTTCGTAAATCCATCGATGCCATGCTTCAATTAATGCACGGTCATGAAATGATTGGTCACATATAAAGGTTAAGTCAACAAACCCACCTTGGTCTACAGTTCCGTCGGGGATTTCATATCCCGAATTGTATTGGTCTCTTGTATTAGTTCCTAAAGATGAACCTTCCATATCTACACTTCTACATCTAAGCATGTCTTCTGCAGCGAACTGAAATCCTAATCCAGCAGGTGCTATAATAGCAACATCATAATGGTCTCCTCTTGCACCTACATCAAAATTTGCTTTAAACGTATCTATTGTTATACTCATTAGAATTTCCTTTGACTCTCTGCATACACAGTATTTGCGTTGACGTTAAATTTTGCAAGTGGTAACATCAATATTGCTTCCCATTGTTGGTAAGGTACTTCCACTATTCTTGCACCTATGTGTGTTGTTAAATATCTTTTGATACAAGGTTTTGCAAACCTTAAATCATTATTGTACTGAATGATGTTGTAATCAACTTCCATTCTAGTATCTCCATCACCCTCTATTGTATTGCCTCTTAGCTCTTCTAATAAGGGTCTGAGTAATGCAGTTCTATGTCTAGGTGCAATGTAATGTGTATTAATACCTAAGAACCCATCTTTATATTGTTCTATTGGTATCACTATTGGGTACTTATCCCAGTAAGGCAATTCATCTTGCCATTTAGCATCGTAGTGAAACATGTATACTTTACCCTGCTTAAAACTACTAGATGTAACTGCACTCAGTCCACCCATTAATCTATCGGGTCTTAGTTTAATATCTCTTACGTTAGTTCTAAACCATTCAAGACTATCTTCAGTTCCCGATTCTATATCTTCGGGTAACATTTTTGCTACTGCTGACAATAAGACTCTTGATACCATATAACTATTTATGTATTCTAGGCTACAATACTAAAATTAGTTTCTATAACTTTTCGATTAGATGGATTTATTTCTAGGAATGACCCGAGGTCTTCTTCAGTTATATGACCAGTAACGGTAACTCTACCATTTCCGAATAGATGTTTTATACTTTCATCACAGGTTCCTATGAGTCTAGGTTTCTTACCCTCATATAATTCTCTAAGTCTATAGTAGTACTCATACATTTCGGGACGGTCTTCAGATATATGAAACTCAATCATACCCTCAACATCAAAGAACCTAGTATCTCTACCCTCGGGGATAGGGAATTCATTTATCCAATCATCATAAGTGATTTGTTTATTGTTGGGTAAGTAATTGGAGTCATCCCAAACAACAAATTTTGTTTCATAAGCTTTACATTGTATCAGAGCATTTACACGAACGGAGCCTGGATGTACTCTCCATCTACCGTTTGGTTTAATCCATGCTTGTGGTGTAGAATAAAACCCTACTGTTTTGTATTGGTCTATTAACCAAACTAGTTTCTGTGCTTCGTTTCTCAGTGAATCATCGTCGGTCTTATTCTCTGCAACATTGATATGATGGATATACTCCAACAAATTCTTTCCAAACATCTTAGGGTGATATGGATGCCAATGTTTACATTCAGCTAGAGTCGCTATCTTTGGTATTGATACTCTAGATTTATTTTCGAAGGCCTCTCGTAGGCGGTCTTCAGTTATATGCATTTATTCTATCCTCTACTAGTTTGATATCTTTAGGTGTGTCTACTGATAGACCATCATCTTCTACATGAATCATTAGAACCTTATATCCATGTTCTAAGAATCTCAACATCTCAACCCTTTCAGCTCTCTCTAAAGTCTGCATAGGTAATGCAGAAAATTCTTGTAGACGTTCTTTAGTGAATGCATATAAACCAAGTTGTTGATGTACCCTTGCATCCTCACCTCGTGGGAAAGGTATACCAAGACGTGAGTAATACATTGCACAATGATGTGAATCAAACACAACCTTTACTACATCGTTGTCCATGACCTTGTAAGGTTCCTCGATTGTAACATATGCATTTGCAACACCAAGATTAGGATTAAAATAATCACATAGTCTATCAATTGCTTCGGGGTCAATCAAGGGTTCGTCACCTTGAATATTAACATAGATATCTGCATCTATTTGTTCAGATGCAATTGCACATCTATCGGTACCAGTTTCACAATCATCATCAACTCTTATCACAGGTATATTGAATATCTCACAATGGTATTCAATTCTGTTATCATCCGTAACCACGTAGACCTTGTCTAGTTTCTTCGAAGCCGATGCACGGTCATAGGTTCTTTTAATCATAGATTCACCACAGATTAATGCAAGGGGTTTACCCTCAAATCTAGATGAACCCCAACGAGCAGGTATTAAACCGACTCGATTGAATTTGCTCTGTTCCAACAACATTCTATATCTCCATATCCATATTCTGCATAGATGAAATCTACCCCAGCTCTGTTTGCACAATCCATATCTACTTGCATATCCCCAACATAAACTGCATCACTTGGGTCAGTATTACAATATGCAAGGGTATATAGTAGTTGGTCGGGGGATGGTTTCCCTCTCAATCCTTCAGTGGGACAACATATGATTTCAAAATTGACATTAATCTTAGCAAGAATAGCATCAGCTCGTAATTTCGACTTCGAAGTTACCACGGCTAATTTCTTACCATCACGCTCCAATGATTGAAGGTGTTTTTCTACACCATCGTAAAACTTTATCAAGTTAGAA